TAGGATCATAAATTGCTCCTGGTCGATTGGCTTTTGAACTGATGCTTCTAGTAAATCTTTTTCAAACAATTGATTTTTAGTCTCTAATTGGTTTAATCTTTCAATTACACCAAAGGCAAACCAAGCTCCTATAATTATGGCCCCAATTAGACCAATTAAGTTTCTTAATGGTAAACCAATGTTTGTATTCTCATTGATTTTCATCTAATATTTGGCCCTCCAAAAAATGCTAATAAGCACATTAAAATTATTAATATAGCTGTAAATCTATAGTCCATCCTGGCGTACTCCATTACTGACATGATAAACAATCTCCTTCATCACTTAATATCTCATGCTCACATTTATTACATTCGCATAAGTCCATTAGTTGTGTGTAATGCTCGTCTTGATTACAGTGGCAGACGCAACCACATTTTTTACATTTTTCTTTTTTTTCCATATCCAGTCCCTGTTTGACGGTTTCCCCATCTCTTTTGCCATGACCAGACATTCAATCTGCTGGAGTATTCTTCGATGAGACTGTATATTTTATCAATTATGGTTCCCATAATCAATACGTTAAAGCTATTCTTTTTCGTTGATTTTATAAAACATTTTGTCTGAATCTTCTGTAGTCCAGTTTTTATTTTCAACATTCCACTCTGTAGTTTGAACATTATAGTCAGGTATATCGGACTTAAAAGTGAAATTACTAATATTCCAAAGAATGCGATTATTAGGCTGAATTGCAAAATTGCCGTTATCAAGAGCCAGTACGTGGCCACACTTATGTTGATCAGGGATTTCACTATGTTCTGTATCCAGGATATTACTTTCTGGATGGGCCCAATCAATTGTAAATAAATATTCTCCATAATAAAATTTTTTATCTTTTCCAAAATACTTTCCACGTTGCGAAGTTAAATAACCAAAGCTATGAACACTAGGATAATAACTAAAACTATTCCACAATTGTAACTGGTCAACCGACATATCGGGCACTTCGGATCTGTCATACGATTTTTCGAAAAACGCGCTGATAGGCAATCTAAAAAAGACGGCGCCGTTTGGTAGCATAACATGAAATAACGTTGCAGCTCCCGCCATAGAGGTAAGCCCAAAGACAACACACTCTTCACTTTCTCCGTGATGTTTTTTAAAGTCATAAAGATACTCCTTCCTTACTTTGCAATATATTGGTGGTATATCTGCATTCAGATATGCCATTATTTTATTTCACCCCAATTGTCTCCTTGTTCATAATCAACTTTATTAGGGACTTCTAGTTTAACAGCATTTTCCATAATCTCAATTATCTCTTCAGATTTTTTTACTGATTCAATAGATATATCTACTTCATCATGTATCTGAATATGAGGTATTATACCATTTTCATACAGAGCTACCATAGATTTTTTAGTCATATCTGCTGCGGATCCTTGTATTAATTTATTTAAAGCTTTATAAGTAAACGCACGTTTTAATGGTTCATCATATTCTTTTCTAGCTTGTTCTAATGGTAATGGTTTAAATACACCAAACTGTACTGGTTGCCATAAATCAAAATGACATGCTCGACCACCTAACGTTCTAATCTTACCTCTATCATTTGCTTTACGAGATACATTATCCATTAATTGTTTTACAAAAGGTGCTTTAGAATGATACTGTTTAATTAGTTTTTCTGCAGAATCTTTCATCAATCCTAACTCTGCCATCAATTTATTTTTACCCATACCATACATCAAACCAAGGTTAATTGTTTTGGCTTGTTTTCTTTCAATGCCTGCCATATCTGCAACTACCTGGTGGAAGTCTGCATCACCTTGATTGTAAGCATCTACAATTTCATCTACTCCTGATAAATTTTGTAGTTTAGCATAGTGTACTAAAATTCTAGGTTCTTGTTGTGAATAATCAAAAGTTCCCCATTTACATTTTTCTTCAGGAATAAATATAGATCTTATCATTGGCCCAAGTTCTGGATGTCTTGCAGGAATTTGTTGTAAGTTTGGATTAGACATAGAAAATCTACCCGTCACCGTTCCACCGGCATCTGATCTTATTTGATTTATATCTGCATGGATTCTACCATTGTGTGCATGTTTAGTTATAGAATCAATAAAAGTTGTATGTGCTTTATTAATTTCTCTTGCATCTGCAATTAGTTTCGGAAGTTTATGTGGATGATTTTGTAAAAAGTTTTTTGTAAAACTAGGTTCATTACTTTTTTCTGTTCTATCATATGGTAATTTTAATTTATCAAAAGCTTTTGCTATAGAACGTGCTGCATGAATTTCTACATCAATTCCTGTTAAGTCTTTGATTTCATTTATGATTTTACTTTCTCTTTGCATTAAATTTTTTTTAATTTTATCTGCTTTTTCTAAATCAACTCTTACACCTTTAAATCTCATATCAACTAAACAAGGAAATAATTTTGTCTCAAGATTAAATACATCCATTAATTCTTGTTTGTGTAGTTCTACAACTAATCTTTGCCAAAGTTTCAATGTTGCTTCCGCATCACGTTCCGCGTACTGTCCAACAAAAAGCGCGGGTAATCTCCACATATCTTTTTTAGGATCCAAACCATATTCTTTAGCCGCTGCATTTAAAATATTTTCATCTTTACCTAAACCTACATAGTGTTTTGCTAATATATCTAATCTATATGATAATCTATTCTCATCAATTAATGATGCTGCAATCATGGTATCTACTATTTTACCTTTGATTTTTAATCCCGCTGATCTTAACCAACAAACATCATACATTGCATTGTGAAATATAAAGGTAGTTTCAGTTTGATTAAGTATATCTTGTAGCCATCCTAGAACCAATTTTCTATCCATATTACCACCAGACTCATGGTGTATTGGAAAATAGCCTGACCAGCCTTCTACGGCCACCGCAACGCCAGCAATGTGGCCTCTACCAGTCACGTTCCCCGATCCGAGCGTAGTTAAATGCGGATCATTTGTCTCTAAATCTATTGCTATTTCTTTATGACCTCGAAGATCTTTTAATTCTTCGGGCATAACCCATTCTGTTTCGGGTGTAAATAAAGGTATTTGTGTACTTCTCATCAGTCTTCCTTTTTATTATAGTAAGTTACCATTCTTCTACTTCTTTCATACTCTTCTAATCTTTTTTTCATCTTTTGGTTTTCATCATAAACTTCTCTATATTTTTCAGTTAACCTTTTAATCCTAGGTTCATACATTTCTCTATAATATAAACTCCAATTTTTACTTATTTCGTTTTCTTTGGACATCCATATCTTTCAATTTCTTTATTTCTAATTCGCAATAATGAATCACCTTTTCTAAATCTTGAATGCCGTTTTTATTCATATAACGACAAACATATTTAATAACGTTTCCTTGAAAAAAACTCAAGTCATTTTTAGAAATAAATTCATAAGGTTGAATATGAAAGTCTTTGTAGTGATTCCCGCCTATCTGCTTGTCTTGTGGAAATGCTTCATGAAACATATCTTTATTCGTCATTTTTTTTCTCCTCTTCTTTGTTTTCTTTTTCGTCCTCTTCTTTTTTACCAAAGATTTCGTCAAAGTTTTTTTTATATAGATCAGTCGGTGGTCTACTATGACCATCCCATTGTCTTCCTTTTTCTTTACTCATTATCTTCCTTTTTGTGTGAATAAACTTCGTACCAAGTATTACATTCTTTACAATCATACATAGATATAATTGTATATTCTGATTCTGGTGTTACATCTTCAGCATCATAATCATTTTGCCAAATGACTTCTGCATTACAATAAAAACATTTCATATAATATAAGCTCTATCAAAGTTTTTAGGATCCAGTACATGCAATTCTTTTTTAGCTCTTGTTGCACCGGTATAAAATAGTCTATGTAATTCATCTGGATCATGACTAAATGTTTCTAGTGCGGCATTAGTTAAGTCTTGCATTAATAAAACTTTATCAGCTTCTCCTCCTTTTGCTCCATGTATTGTTGACATTATTATCCTAGGGTTTCTATTTATCATTTCTCCATTCGCTCTCATATTACGAATGTAGTTTTCTGTTAGAGTATCTAAACCCTCAAAAGATTCGTACCAAACTTTATCAGTTATTAATCCGTATTTTTCTTTACATTCTTCTAAACTATATTTTATTTCTGAATGTAATGTTTTACCTTTTCTAAAGCCATCTAATACATTTGATCCTAAATATTCATATATGTTTTTTATTTCTAAATGATTTAACAAACCACCTTTACGCCAAGCTTCCCAATTATTTAAAGCCAATAATAATTTTAATGGAATAGAATTGGTTCCTTTATATTGATAGTACCAACCTTGCAATTCGCATAAATCTTTTGCATCTTCTAAAAAATAATTGGCCGATGATAACACCAGCCAATTACCTTCAGACATATCCACTTGAGTAATATCAGAATATCTTTTTAATATACCTATCTCTTGTCTAGGTTTATAATTTTTATCAAATCTATTTTGTACTTTACTAATTATCTTTTGTGACAGTTCATGTATAGGGCCACCAGGTATTCTATAAGATTGATCTAAAGTTCTAATATCATCTACTTCTGTTTTCAATGCTATGAAATGATC